CATTGGTATGTGCATACCCAACACCATAATCATGATCTACAACAATTCTTGTGCTATAGAATCCATTAACACCAGCACTAGAATCAACAGAGGAAACAATCTTATGAGTGAAATTAAGATAATCTTGTCCTGTAACAGATAATGTAACAGCATCTCCTGCTTCAAAAGGAGATCCAGTTCCCTCAGCAAAATCGATAAGAGTTGTTGTTCCCGTAGTTGAAACCCCTACAACTTTATTTGATTGTACTGATCCTAAGGAAATAACTTCAGACTCACCTGCATGTACATAATAATTTGTTGCTGCTGCTGTTGGAAGAGTTCCAATAGCAACATGACAACCTGCACCTTTTGCTACAACTCTTAAAGAGTCTGATTGCTGAAGTGTTGTGTTAACACCTCTTTTATTGGTCGCACTAGCAATAGCAAAAGAGGAATTTACTCCTACTGGTTTATGTCCCATTATCCTTTAAAGTTCATTTATAATAGTTATTTATAAATTAGACACCATCTGTAGTTTCTGGTGCTTCGTCTTCGATTTGATTCTCTCCAGAAAAAGTAGAATCTGCTACTAAAGGACGAAATGCGTCTACCCTCTCTGCAGATTTTGCATAAAGGACATCTTTAATGGCATCACTAATTTGAGATGGTGACTCATCAGCAATAATCATATCTAAAAGGTCATCCATTTTTAATTGTATAGTAAACGACTAGGTATATTTATATCTCTCCACCCTTAGGCATTTCTATGGGTTCTGCAGAAGATGCATCAATCTCAGGTTCCATTTGAGGTTTTCCTAAATCCATTTCTGCTGCTCCTGCCTCTGGTTCTAGTGGTTGTCCAGTAGCTGGGTCAATGGTTGCAGGATCTGGTATAATACCATCTTTAATTTCTTTTTCGATTAACTTATCTTGCTCAATAATGTCCATATCAGTTTGGCGTAAAATCTTACGCCTTACATAATCTTGTGAATAGTACTTACCAACATATGGTTCTGCAGTTGCAACAAGAGCAAGTCTCTCGTTCATTAATTCTGCTTCTTTCAGTTCAGAGAAGTGGTTATCATAGAGGAAGTCATACTGAATATGCTCACTCATTGACTCCCAATCTTCAGGAGTAATTATATTTTTCAAGAGCAATTGAGTCTTCAGCATGTCATTAAACATGTTAGAAAATCTCTTTCTCAAACGACCAACAAACTTGGTGAATTTGAGTTCATCTCTTAAGATCTCAGAAGATCTCCCCAAGTTAAACCCACCTTCTCCATCCATTCTCGATGGAGGGACGTTAAGCGAACGGTAGAGTTTCTTTTTAAAATACTCAATATCAGTGATTTCACCCAAGTTTTGTCCGCCAGGGAGAGTGGTAATTTCAGTTCCTCTTCCACCCTCACGCCTGGGAAGCCAGAAGTCCTCAAGCATTGCCATGTACTTTTTGTCATCACGGATTTCTCCTGTATCAGCATTGTATACTAATTTGTTGCGATAGCGCATCATAACATCACGAAGATATTGTTCTGCCTTTTGTTTGGGAAGATTACCAACATCAATGTAGAAAATTCTACGTTCAGGTGCTCTTGACAAACGATAGATGACAAGAGAGTCCTCAATCATTCTTAACTGATTAAGTGACTTGATTGCTTTATGAAGATATGAAAGAGTTGACCCTTTGTTACGGTCTACGAGACCAGATGTGCAATATGTAATTGAATCTTTTGCAATCTTAATTCCACCGCTTCCACTTGATGATGATGGATTACTAATTGGATATTGTGATTTTGGATTGTAAATGAAGTATTCTTCAATCTCTGGGAAATTATAATCCATAGGATTATTACTTCTAAGAGTTACTAATTGATTATTTCTACCATCGTTTGGTTTTTTCTTTTCTTGTCTGATATAACGCATTTTCATTGCGTCAATATAACGCAACTCCTGAATACCAGCGGTTGGATCTTTCAGGTCAATAATTTTGTGATAGTAAATACGACCATCAATATACCAGTTACGATATATTTCGTGTGCCTTCTTATCAAAATCTAACAGGTCAAGAATATATTTAAACTCTTTACGGATTATATTTTTAATGCCATCACTGGCACTGAGGTTTGATAACTCAATTTCTACAGGACTATCATTACTATCAGAAACAATTGCTTCATTTACAATATCTTCAATGGCACTATCACATTCAGGGTGAAGTGACATCTCACGATATCTTTTAATTAGATCAAATTCAGTCCTCAATACACCTTCAATATCTACATAAGAACCAAAAAAACCACTACTCGCATAGTGGTCAGCCCCGTCCTCATTGTTAGGAGGAACGGGGGAGACCGCTGAAGGAGATAGTGGTTCTGTGTCCTCAATAGAGAACCCAAATAACTTGGACATGATTTATGTTTTAAACTTTCCTGTGACTATTTATTAGCCATTAACTGGAGGTGCTGCGGAAGCACTAATTCCAGGTGCCAGGATATTTATAGATTGAACTTGGAATTCTACTGTGAATTCTTCAATCGTATCTGAACTATCATATGAAACATCAATTTGTGAAACGTTTGTTGGGAAAATATCAACAAACTCATACTGTGCAAGAACAGAATTTGCAGTGCCGTCATTGTTCTTGCTTGATGCAGTAGAACCACGACCCAGTTGATAAACAACTGCATTAGTCATATAAGAACCTGGACTCGTAGCTCCAAGATTATTATCCAACTTAGCAATTTGCTCTGTCCACTCTTCCATCGCTCTTCTTAAGTTGAACGATTCGTCATTAATAATCGTGACTGTCCAGGTATCAATGGTTCTATCACCAGCAACTTTAAAGGTTCTACCTCTAAAGGGAACATCGATTGCAGCGATATTCTGTGCAGGCAGTGCTGCTGCCTTACACATAAATTTAAAATCATCTGCTGCCCATGTTCCAGTAAATGCTTCTGGAAGTGTTGCCAACTCAACCTCAAATAGATTGGGGCGGGCCCCGCCGCCAATCAGTTTAGATTTAAAGGTAGAGATTGATGTATTGGGTCTAGAACCCGTTCTCTTGTTATCCGCCATTAGTGTATCCTCCTAGTGTTATTTAGATAATTATATTAAACTCTACCAGCTACTTCTTCAAAACTGACCCCTGTACGGGTAGCAACGAAGGAGAGTGTGATGAAGTTAATAGACTTCGCTGGTTTCAGGAAGATATCTGCCCTGAACTCATTATTATCAATAACATCAGGTGTGTTGTTTGATGTATCACAAACAACCAGGAATCCAAAGAGACCTCTCTTTGCCTGAACATCGCGGAGATAAGGTTCGACAATGTTTCTGAAGTTTGCTCTCGTCAACTCATCGTTGAGTTCAAAGAGTTGTGCTTCTGCTGCTCTTTCAAGTGCTTGCTCAATGGTGAGGAACAAGCGACGGACGTTGATTCTGTCGAATGCAGATGCGTAAGAGAGTGCAGTCTTATCACCGAAGAGGAGTGTTCCGATACCAGGTTTGGTGACAAAGGAGTTGATTCTTGCGGGATAGAGTTTGTCTCTCTGTGCCTTGGTTGGATTGTATGCAAGTTTGATAGCGTTGTTGATAATACCACGCTGCTCACCTGCGGGTGAGAACCAAGGATATGCTTCAATTGCAGTTCTGGTCATCAGTCCAGCAACGTCGGGGTTGGTTGGAATGTAACGGAACTTGTTGTTGAAGCGATCATAAGTAAATTTATAACCAGTATCAAATACTGCATAAGAAGAGGAATTCAGAACTGAGAAGTACTGAATCAAGTTATCAGTTTGAGTGGTTGTATTGGTTACATTGATCAGATTTGTTCTGTGTGGACCAACGACAGCCATGCAATCCTTTCTTCCTTCTGCAAGGGAGATCAGGTAGTTTGCTTTTGCCTGTGATTCTTGCTCAGTAGAACAACCAGGTCCCATGATCAAATAATCAACTGCAATTTCATCCTTATTCTCGAAGAGTTGATAGGATGTTTTCAGGTTACCCAATGAGGTGGTCATTCCACCATTGTCTCCAGTAGCAGGAACTCCACCACTATAGTCTTTACCGCCACCAAGTTGATAAGTTACGTTACCAACTGCACTGAAGTAAACGTCTTGTGCTTTTTGTCCCCAAAGTCCACCTGCGGTGGTAATTTGAGTAAAGGACTCAGACTTAGTACCGGAAACAGAAGTAAATCCGACTGCTCTTGGTGCAGTGCCGTGATGTGAGTCTGCTGCGCTTGATGGATTGCCAGCAGCGAACAGATTTTCAGAGAAGTCTGCAAGATAATCTTGATACCAGACTTTTTGAGGTGCGTTAACGTTAGAAACAGAGTCAACTGCTTTGGAAAGACTCAGGTGCTTCTCAATGATG